CCAGAAACTATTATTGCAGCTGCACCTAGACCTGCTGAAGCCGTAAATTGCGTAGTTGTATTGGTGACAACTTGAGCCTCATTGTATTTACCAAATGGACCAAACTTTCCTAATGCATCGTTTACAAATCCTTTACTCATTATTTACCTCCACATCCACAAGGATTCTTTTTGTGTGACGGTATTGCACACTTACCGGTCATCTCACAAAGAATGTCAGATATTAAACCGTTAACCCTAGTATATTTATTTTCTTTTATTATTGTTTTATCTACACTTTCGTTCATTGTTGGACTCATAAATGCCCCATGAGTTGATGGGTTAGAGACAAAGTCCCAACAAATTAACTCAAAATCATCCTTTACCTGTACAGAACCAGGGTCTTCTCTAAGTTCTTCAACACTTCCTAACCCTCTACTACTAATTCCAAGTTTTATACCTGATCTTAGTAACTCTTTAAGTATGTTTCCGGCTGGGGTTCCTAGTACTTCTACCTTTCCCATTACCTCATCGCCTTTCCACCAAACCTCTAAAACATTGTGAGAAACGTTTTGTAAGTTTACGACAGAAGATTCAGGATGGTCTAATTCGCCTAAAGCTCTCTTTTCAGATATTTGTACCTTTTTGTAGTTAGCAACTTCTCTTGCTAAAATTTCTCTAGGATAAACTCTACCGTTTTGATTTTTTGCATCTGCCCTTTGTAAACACCCTGTTACAATGACTCTACCATTGTTTTTGTGCTCAGATTCTGTAATCATCTGTGGGGTTACATTAAATGGCGTATAATCTATTAGTAATGACTTAGACATTTTTTACTCCACTATTCACAAATGTAGCTTTAATTTTTCTAGATGCTTGAGCATCAGAATACATTCTAGTTTGTTTATTCATGGGCAATTCCCAACCAGTAACCTTTTTTCCTTCATGAATAAAGGTCTTATTCTTGATATCGTTTCTAAATTGTTGCCATGTAATTTCATTTCGCATAGTTAGCCCGCCATTTCTCTTAATTTTCTAGATACCTTTAAAAGTCTCTCTGCAATTTTATTCATTCTAGGACCAGTAGATTTCCAATACTTATCACTGGTTACACCGGCTTCTTTCTTTAACTTAGCTGTTCTATTTATTATTCTTTCTATTTGAAACAATCTTCTGTTTATTTCTCTAATTGCACCGTTTACTTTTTGTCTAGAGTTTTTAGTATCATCTTTTTTAAATGTTGGATAATTTTGGTCATACATTTCTTTTACTACCTTATACCCAGTACTATTAGTCACCTGCTTTTCCTTTTTCTTTTTAGATTCTTCATCATCACCGGTAAAAGCGTATGGCGTCTGATAGCCAGGTACTCCAGCTGTCGTTGAAGCCTCTTCTATGTCTTCATCCATACAACCACAGTCTTCACACATTATTTCGTCTAATATCTCTTTTAGCTTAGCACTAATTGACATTTTTCAACTCCTCTAATAATTCGTATACATTCATCATCGTTGTCATATATGAATCTGTCGTATTGTTTGCTTTCTCTATTCTTGTTAATTGATTAGATACTTCTTTTAATTTAATTGAAGTTATTCTATCATCAATTTTATTTGCAAAAGTTGTAATTTTTTTTCTACTCTTTAATGCTTCAGAATTTAAGTGTTCTACTAGCTTATCTGTTTGGCCACTAATATATTTTTTAAGTAGGAGCTTTTGGCCTGCATTTAATTCTTTTCCATACTTTTCATTAAACTTTTCTAACAAAACTTTATAGCTTAACAATCTCATAGATTTGTCTTGTTTAGAATATTCTTTAATCATTCTTTCTTGAGTTGTTTTTGGTGAAGCTGCTGTTACGTGCTCAACTATAGTTTCTCTAGAGTTTAATATCATTCTAGGATTTTTTACATCTTTCGAAGAAGTATTTTCAAACAATTGGTAAATAGAAGCATTAAGTTTGTAGTTTCCTATCTTTGTTTTAAAAAAAGTTTCTAGTGAATAGCTTCTGCCTATCTCTTTTATTAAATTATATTTCTGTCTTCTTAATGCTGACGATGAAAGTTTTGACCTCTCAGCCAATACCATATCTAAAAATCTTTCTGCCTTTGATTCATTAGCAAATTTTTCTTTTAGTAAAGAATTGTATAAATCTAACTCTTTTTTTAGGGTTTTTCCACGCTTAAAATATTCCTTCACAATTTTAAGTGCTGGAGATTTTTCCATTCCATTTAAGGTATCTGACGTTACCTGCCTAACTAATAGTTCAAACATCACTCCAGTATTTTTTATTTTTGAGTGTTTTATATTTTTAGCCACAAAAAGTTCTCCTTTCTCAGTACATACTTATATTCATATATAAATATATTAAAAACCTCGTTATGTTAAGTCCTTGTCTATTAAATTAGACTCGTCTAGCATGTTCGATTCCTCTTTCAATATTTTTTTATCTTTATCAAATAGATTCATAGAACTTGCAATTTCTCTAGCTAAAGGACTTCCTCCTTTAAAGTTTGGCCTTCTATTTCTATCTCTATTTTTTACGTCTCTTTTAAGCTTTTCTTTGCCTAATGGATCTCTTCCTCTGGCTCCATTGTCTGTTCCGTAGTAGTCTCCTTCTACCGGTCTACCTACATCTGCGTCATCAGACCCACCTCTTGTCTTTCTAGTATCTCCAGCCGCACGTAACCTATCTCTCTTATTTTTCTTTTTTGCCTCTTCTGCAACAGTTGGTTGTTTGGCTGGGTCTTTTCCTTCACGTTCAATCATATCTCTTCTGAATTTTTGAATAACGTCTTCGACAACCTTATCTCTTTCTAGATCTACTTCATCTTTACTCATACCAAATATCTTGTCGTATATCCAGTCTTCAGATACCATTTGCCCGTTTTTCAAGTCGTCTGCCAGTCTATTTTTAGATGACCAAAGTTCTATCTTTTCTTGCTCGTATATTGTAGAAGGATTTGTTAATTCTAAACTGAAATCTACTAAATCTTCGTCCTTATACCCTTGAGAGTATAGGTGGACTAGTGCTATTTTTGTAAGCTCTGAGACAGCTATCCTCTGTATTCTTTCTATTGTTCTTGCAAAACGAACATCCATCGCTGCTAGTGTTGCTTTACCATCAACTCCTTCTTCATATCCAATAAATGCTTTTGGCATTCTTAAAGCAGCCAACATTCTATTTCTTAGATACTCTATATCGTCTGTACCAGTCCACTCTAATCCACCTAAGTCTTCTATTCTAGTACCACTGTTTCCACCTCTAGTTGGAAGATAGAAATCCTCTAACATGTTTTGTAAATTAAATTTAAGATTGTAATCGCCGGTAGTTTGGTCAACATACGGTACTTTTTTCATTCTATTGATAACTTGCTGCATGTATGAATCTACTTCATTTGGAGGAATGTTACCAATATCTATATTAAATACTCTTTTTGAAGGGGCCCTCATAATTCTGTGTATCATCATTGCATCTTCCATAAGAGTTAATTGTTTCCAAGTTTTTCTAGCTCCTTCTAGCATTGACTTTCCGTATGGTAAAAAGTTTGTATCTGATAACATTCTAAAGTGTGCTACCTCGTAATTTTCAAAATATGTTTTTGCCCCTGCTGGTTTATGATAATTTGTTGTTGCTCCGCCAAATGATGGATCGTGTAAAAATCTAACATATTCAGGTTTTGCTGGATCTGTTCCTTCTTCTCTAATCATTTCATAAACAGAAACGGGCTCTACATTTACTACTCCTACTTTTTCTAATATATTCATTTTTAAGTAAAAGTCTCCATATTTAACCATGTTCCTGATCCATGGCCATAGGTTAAACTCGATATTCAATACGTCATAAAATAAGTTATCCAATATCTTTTTTATCTCTTCTTTTTCAGAATTTATTTTTAACACATCGCCAAACTCGTTTTTTATAGTTGACTCGTCCGAATATATGTCTAGGGCAGAAGAAATAATAGAATCTGTGTCCATTGATTCGTATTCACTAAATAGTTCTAACCTTAGCTGGGCAAATGCATTAGAAGGGTTGTAGGAGCTATCCCTTCCTCTACTCATATGAATTCTGTTGAATCTATCAACTAGTGAATTAGAAGCTAAGTTTCCCTTTGATTGAAGTCTAGATGGATCGACAACCTTTAATTGATTATCTCCTATCTTTCTAACTATTGTTGAAGTAGAAAATGCCTTTTTCAGTCTTCCAAAAAATGTTTTATCTGCCATAATATTCCTCTGTATAACCTATTTAATTAGCCAAGTTAAATCTTCGTCTTTTCCACCGCCTAATTGCTGTTTCCAAGGGTTTGCATTTAATCCTGTGTTGGTGTATATTCCACCAGCTGATTTTCCTATTTTGTTAAGTGCCAGCTTATCTAGCTCTATTCCTTGTTGTTTAAGTTTTAGGGCAGTATCACGTACCCACATTCCAATAGAAAAAGCCATTACCAGGTCGTCGTTGTATCCTCTTTGAGCTTCAGCTTTACTTCCGTTCCATACAAAAACTCTTAGCTCTTGTAACAATCTATTTGACCTGATTGTACACGCTTTTTCTCTTAAATAAATATCAAGTTTAGAGATTAAAAGTGGCCTTGTTTTAGCTGATGTTGTAAAACCTGGCGTCATTTGTGACTTATCTTTTAAATCATAACCTTTAGTTAACTGTGTTGTAGCGTCTGTGACGCCGTCTTGTTTATATGTATAATATAAGTTCTTGTAATTTCTATCTATTGCGCTCTGTATCGCACCAAATCCTACACTGGCATTTTCAATAACCAGTAAAGCATCATTATATTCTGTAGCAACTCCTACTAACATGTTACCAAAATCTTTAGGCGTAAGTTGTCCTCTATATTCTGCTACCTGTGATACGTTTTCTACGTCTAACACGTGAAAAGTAGAGTAATCACTACCATCTCCTCTAGCAACATCGGCTACTACCATGTAGTCTTTACTGTAATCACAAACTTCCCATATCCAATAGTTTCCGTCAAAGCCTCTCTTTTCTTTTGGCTCTTGTTGATAAGTGTCTTTGTACCACTCTAGTAGAGTTCCGTCTACAACGCTATTACCAGAAGATATAAAGTCGCAGTCACATTCTTGGGCTGCTAATTTTGGTCCTAGTAATTCGTCTTGGTCTTCTCTCCATTTCTTATCTCTTTCTGGGTGAACTGACCAGTGCAATCTTATGGTATTAAAAGTATTAGCACCTTCTTCTGCCTTTACCCATGTTTTATGAAAAAAGTTACCTATGCCGTTTGGTGTTGATAAAACTATTGCTTTACCTCCCGTTGATAATGTTTGTTGTGATGAACCCCAAATTTCTTCTATTCGATTTTCTTCAATAAAAGCAGCCTCATCAATAATCAGTAAAGAAATTGCTTCCG